AATTGCCCGTTGTTCTTGTTCGGATATTACTTCATGAAGGATCTTGTCTCCTTTAGACATGTTTTCATATTTTTCAAGCGGTCTTAAATTCGACCACAAGAAACACTGTTTGATGTCTTCTTCGTTTTCAAAGTTGAACGATGAACACGGTTTTACATGATCAATGTGCCAATATGTTCCCATATTATCCCATGTCATATGTTCATCGAACTGAGACTCGATCCATCTCTTAAAGGTTATCATATCACAACCTACAAAATCTAAAGTCTTCTTTGATTTCCTTAGGCATGATCTTATTCGAGCATTCTATATTGTTTTTATTCTATAATCCATGTTTTCTCTGTATCTATTCCGTTGATAATTCCGCTGATATTCTTCGTATTTCTCAGCGTTTTCATCAATCCAACGTTGTCTGTTTTCATCGACACGTTCTTTGTTATTATCATGCCATGTTTTGCGCTGCTCTTTTGCCTTTTCGGGATTCGCAACATACCATTCTCTTGCTTTTTCTCTTATAGATTCAGCATGTTCTTTATAGTATTTGCGATCTTTTGCTCTTTTTTCATCACCATGTGCAACTTTGTATTTGGAGTCACTCTCCTTTTTACATGTTTTGCAGCGATTGCTAATTCCCGATGTTCTTGACGAGTCCTTATGATAGGATGTCAGCCCTTTTTCAACACCACATGTGCAGCACTTTTGCATTCTTTATCTTGGATCTTACAGGGATATTTGGATTATATTTCAATTTTTTTAGTTGATGTTTTTACGTCTTTAGGAGGTTCTCGCAATTTGACGGTGTTGCAGTAGGAATAACCCCACTACTAGCAGTTATTTTTGGTAACTACTAAGGCCGTATACTTTAAACCTTGAAGAAAGTGATCTGGGGGTTCCCAGTCAGATAGATGTCCTGAGCGCCATCAGGAGTTCCTTGAAGTTTCCTACAAGGCCGGACTATATCTTAAGGATGTTTGCTTTCGCAAAATCCCCATTCCCGTCTAGTCTCTGAACGTTCTCCCTTATAATGTGGTAGGAGCTTCGCTGCGGATTGCCCAATCCTTATCGTTATTACCGTATATCCGATCTTTCTCCGGATCCACTACGTTGTTTTCCATTCAACTATAGTTTGGTAGATAAGGCTCTTAGGGTTTTCCCGCAATTTGAGAATGTCGCGCCGGGGCATAAAGCCCAGGCACTAGCCAGTTATATAACGTAGCCTGGGTTGGAGCTACATTCACGATCTTACACTGTTTTCCCATCATGGTGATTTCGCGAAACCGATGATGGCAGCTGACTGTTTAGCCCTGGCGTCCAGTTAAGGCTACGAGTTGCATAAGTCCACCACCCATTGATTGTTTTTATACTATAAAGTAAGAAAATAATTTCGGAGAATAAACACATTTCTTTTTTAAGGATCAAGGAAACTTTCCCCATTATTTAAGGACACATCATGTACAGTACAATATATTGGATGAAAAAAAATAAGAGCTCTTTTAACTCAAAACGAAAATGTAATTACGAAAAACGTCAAATTACACTTGATGCATGTCATCAACAACGGGTTGAGTCATTTAAAAATGAATACGAGAAATCGGCGTCTCTTGAAAATGAAAATCCATTAGACAAGGCCTTGGAATCTGAAATAGATTATTATACAAAGACGGCCGACATTCTTTACAACTACTATGATGCCTTAGAGAACAATGGGAATATGGCAAACGCACAGGTTTCTACACATAAAGCTACTTCAGGGAAAAGCATCCTTGACTTTTTTGCATCTGAAGCTAAAGAGGATGAGTCAGTTAAAACAGTGACGTATCGAGAACCAGACTCCTCTAATAAAAGTAAGCTCTACGATAAGTACCTTTATGAAACGGACGAGAATTATGTAAAAACAGACGATAACGAAGAGCGCATGACTTGCGAATATTGTCAATCTGATGATCAGACAACGCTCATCCAAGAAGGGATGGTTTATTGTAACGACTGCTACACCGTGCGTTTCATCATCATCGACAATGATAAGCCATCCTATAAGGAACCCCAAAAGGAGATTAGCTACCTAAACTACAAGAGAAAGAATCATTTTAATGAATGGCTGAATCAAATTCAAGGCAAAGAGACGACAGAGATACCAGAAGACATATTCAATAGCATATTGTTAGAGATCAAGAAGCTTAAGATATCTAATATGGCTGATATCACGCATGCAAAAATAAGAGAGATATTGAAAAAGCTGAAGCTCAATAAATACTATGAGCATACGCCTTACATATCTTATCGTATTACGGGAATACCCAATCAATACCTATCACCGGAGCTCGAAGAGAAGCTGCGAAATATGTTTGAACTGATACAGGTGCCTTTCTTAAAGCATAGTCCGCCTTCTAGGAAGAACTTCTTATCCTATAGCTATTGCATCCATAAGATGTTGCAGTTGCTTGGGGAGGATAAGTATCTTCCCTATTTTCCGCTTCTTAAAAATCGCGAGAAGCTTCATCAACAAGAGCAGATATGGGGTAAGATTTGCGTTGAATTAAATTGGGAGATCATTAAGTCGATCTAGAGCTTAGCATTTACAAGCGAGGAGCCATGCCGGGGGTGAGACCGCCAACAACGTTCACACCGATGCCAAACCCGGCCCCAGAGCGAGCCGAGGCCCCGATGCTAGGGGCGAACAAGTCGAGGAGGGAGAAGGTAGCAGCGGCGACAAGGCCGAGGAGCATGATCTCACCTGCCCCCATCTTCTTTCCAGGGATCATGTACGCAGCGATAGCGACGACGAGACCCTCGAATGCGTACTTGAGCAGACGGGTGATGAACTCACGGAAATCGAACGAATAGTTTGAATCAGAATGCCCCATTATAGTTTTATATAGTAAAAGGAGAAAATATTTTATTTTTGTCCAACACTCTCGATCACTATATAAAGTAAAGCAGATACACATACTTATTCATTGATACAATGTCTGCAAACCTCACACCCTGCTCTGAAGAAGATTTCTTAGAACAAGACAAGGAGATTCGCGGTCAAAATTATGTGTGCCTGTCCTTTCTGTCTCCAGAAGAAGTGATCAAGAAGAAAGAACTCTATTTCTTTGAGAAATTTCAGAACGCGTTCTCTGAAGACCTCGTCAACCTTTTCAAGGACCTGAAGGCAAAGTTCCCGGTAGAAGAAGACGCCATCAATAGCGTGCAAGATATGCACTCGTATCTGTTTAACAAAGATTTGCTCCAGGAACGTTGGCTGCAATTTGCAGCTAACCCGGCCCTTGAAAAAGAGTACGATGAGGCAAATAATTTCCAGACTTCGGTTCGAGGGATCAAAGTTCGCGGTGTCTACGAAACATTGCGCGAGGCTCAGGTCCGCAGTGAGGTTCTCAAGCGTCTGGATAAGCGCCATAATATTTACATTGCTCAAGTAGGATGCTGGTGTCCCTGGTCGCCGAACCCAGACGAGATTCAGGACCAGGAATACGCCGAGACGACTCTGAATACCATGATGCAGGAGTATAAGAAAAATCAAGATCAGAAAGACATGTTTTACCAGGAGCGTTCCAATGAATTGCGGGATATTGCTTCTCGTAAGAACAAGCTTCTCAAAGAGAAGCTTAAGCAAGAGTCAGACGTGGTCGAAGTCTCCTCAGCGAGTCCGGCACAGGAAACTGCGGATGCCTTGACAGACGAGGATCCGTGGCTGAAAGCAAAGAAGGGTGGGGTGTAAATAACTCCTTTATTTTTATCACGATAGATAAATGCAGCTGATTAATATCAGCTTATTTGTGGTGGGAATGTACATGGTTATTCAAGGCATATTCGATGAGAAATATGATGCACTATTGAATAACCAGAAGGTAGAATACAGATTTGTGCCCAGAAGCTATTACGAAGAACAGATGTTCAATAAGCAGTTTACTGATCAGCTGGCGCCTATCTTTGACGAAGACGACCAATGGTATTATCGCACGACCGGAAGAAATATGGGTGTGGATAGAAAAAAGATATAGGAAAAAGCTATCTGCTTTTAATTTGATGCAATGTATGCATTACTGTTTCGACAAGATCTTCGTAAGGACACTCAATGATACCATCGTGAGCAGTAATAGATTGCTCACTTACTATAGTCATTCCCGCAAACCTCCATCTTTCGCACCGCACAGATTCATATGTTTG